TTGTTTTATATATTGCCATTTTAATTTATTTTTAATCTATGTTCTCTATACCCGGTTCTAAAAATCCTCCAGTTTGATATTTATTAGCTTTTTTATAACCCGGTCTTTTATTTTCAGGTCTTTCAGATTTTATATCAAACCCTTTATATGCTTCTTTTTTTTCTACTTTCTTTTTAGGAGCTGCTTTCTTTTTAGTTTTAGCATAGTCAGTAGTATACTTTTTACCTCTAAAAGTAAATACTCCGCCATCACCTCCATGTTTTTTTCTTTCAGATGCAAATTTTTTATTAAATGCAATTCTTGTTTCTGATTGTTTTTTAGCCATAATTAATATTTTTTAATGTTTTTTAAATTTTAAATAAGCTAAATCATCTTCTTTTAAAAGATTTATTAGCTTTTCTTTGTTTCCTTTAATACCTCTTGTAGCATCGAATCTATATACAGATTTATTTTTTACCTTACACTTACCTTTGTTCCAGTAATATTTACAATAAAAACTATCTGTATGATATATATGCCATTTAACACCCTTCCCAGTAATGTTATCGTATAAATCTTGATCTTCTTCTAGGAGCTCTTTTTTATATTTATTACTCTCTCCCCAATCTATTCTAGGTGATCTTGGATCTCTTTCTCTTCGTATAATAGATAATGAAGATAAGTTGTTACCCATATTAAAATCTTTACCGTCTAAAATATAATCTAAAATTAACATATTAAATTCATGACATATAGCTGTAAATAAAGATTTATTAATCTCTTCGTAGTAATTTTCATATGAAGCATGTATGTCTTTAAATGTAAAATTCATAATTATTATTTAGCTGGTGGAGCAGTGTTTCCATCCTGCATTCTATCGTTTTCAGTATCACTTGTAGTTCCTGCTAACATTTTTAATTCTCCTGCTAAAATACCAGAATTAATTTGACTAAGCATGTCTAAGGGAATTGGAAATTCAGCAGTGTCATCATAACAACCTACACCTGCGCAATCTCCAAATTTTGATACGTCTTCAGGATCTTCAAAAACTCCTCGTATATTTATATACTCTAATCCTTCTGCATTGTAAATGTACAAAAAATCTTCAATCATATAAGCTTTCATTTTCTTTTTAGTATATTTATCATAAGATAGAAATTTTAATGTATTAGAATTAATCATAGGTATTGTTCCAAATCCTGTTACATCTCCTACATGCGTAATAGCTTCTTGAAAATTAAATCTAACTGTTTTAGGAATAGGCTGCTGAGTTTTATATACTATACACTCTACAGGTAGATTGCAGCATTTACTTGCATCTACAATTTCTAATTTTATACATCCTAGATCTTGTTCTATATGTCTACTAACAAATCCATTACGCGAATAATCTCTTCTAATAAACATAGCTCTGTAATGTTTAATATTAAATTTTAATTGATCTAAAGATATATGTTCATCGTGATTAGATCTTCCTCCCCTAACTAGGTTTAGTAAATTGTAAGCTATTTCGTGTAATGTCATTTTTTATTTTTTTACTTTTTCTAAGGATCTACCACCAAAGTAAGCACCTATTACAGTAATTAAAACTAATTGTAATAAGTCAACCCATGAAGATTTAACCTCAAACTGGATAATTCCAGCATCTATAAATATTAATAAAACCGTAGATACAACTAAAAATATTAAAACTAATGGTCTTATATTTTTAGATAACCATGAATCAGATTGCATATCCATCTTCCAACGTTCAGTTACTTGTTTTTGCATTTCTGCTTCATACCCCATTACTAGGTCTTTAATTTTTGCTTCAGCTTCCAGCTTTTCTTCTTTTGATGTATGTAAATTATCTATAACTCCTCCTACACTTTTTACTAGTTTAGCTGCTCCTCCTGATAATAAATTTGTTAATATGCTCATAATTATTTGTTTTAGTTATCTGTATATATTTCCTAACTCTGAATCGTCATTTGTACTATTGTTTGATGTACCTGCAGTAGGATTAATATTAATTTTTTTTGAATTAGGCTCTCCTTTGGATTTTATTATTAAATCTACATTACTATCCGGATCACTTAATTTTACAGCTAAAGAATAGTTTATAGAATCATAAGAAGATAAATCGTTCGAGTCTAAAGTTAAAGTATTTCCTTTTTCAATAGTTACATTTTTCATAAAGTAATAAACAGTTTTAACATATTGATCATCCCAATTATTAGGATTATAAGTACTAGGTAACGAACTTTCCCAAAAATAAATATCTACATAAACAACATTTGTATCATGCTTATTTGCAATCACAATAGATTCTAAATTATTCAAAGTATCTTTATCTCTTAAAGTAGTCTCTTCATTTCCTGTTATATTTATATACTCTGTATTCACTAGCTTAATGTTAACGATGTTGATTTAGTACCAAAGCCCTCAATGTCTTTATTAGTAACGTTAATTGTTAATGTATAAGTACCTCTACTACTAGTAACTGCTAGTGTTGCCCCATAACCTTCTGTTATTGCTAATGAACCATTTGCTCCTGCAGCTCCAGCTGCTCCACGTGCCCCAGCTGGTCCGCGTGCTCCAGTTGATCCAGTATCTCCAGTATCTCCAGTATCACCCTTCTGACCATCAGTTCCAGATCCTCTATTTGTATTAGCTGATATAGCAGTTTTTAAAGTATCAATATCCAGATCATTATCGTTATGTTGGAAATCATCAACCTGTGCCCTTAGTGTTTGTAACGCACTAATAATTGGGTCATCAGATAAATCTGTATCATCTAGTACATCCTTACCAGGCGACTTGCCTGATTCTGCCATTTTAGCGGCCATTGTTTTTATTACTCTTCTTGCCATATTATGCTGTTGTTCCTGTTAATGTAAAATTAAACCTTGGTTTTTGTCCGTTACCAGTATCTGTCTTACCAAAACCTACTATTATTAAATCTCCTGCCGATGCAGCCGTTGATCCAGTTGCGTCAAGCGTAGTCATTCTACCGTTTATGGTTGATACTGTTGCTGAGGCTATTAGTGTTAGTGCTAAATTAGTTGTACTAACAGCTGTTGCTCTAGCCATTTTATACACTCGAACTTGCATCGTTCCATTAGCAGCGTTCATTCTAACTTGACTCTTTATTGAAATTTGAGAAACGTCAACCGGGCATATTATACCACAATGTTGATCATTTTGATTTAACACAGGTGCATCGACATCTACAAGGTTTGTTGCGTAATCCCTAGCATCATTCCAACCGTAGTTATTACTACCAATATACAACTTGTCAGTTCCATCATCTGCAAATTGAGCTGCTGTTCTATTTATATATCCAGAAGAAGAACCTAAGTAAATAGGTACTCCTTGTATAGAACTTAGGTATCTTACTTTACTCATTTATTAATCTACTTTAGTTACTAAAATTATAACGTCACCAGCCGAAGGAGCCACGTTAAATGTCACTACAACTCTAGCGGCTGTTGATCTAACCACTTGTGCCATAACCGTTTCATAAGAACTAGCGTCATACATTTGAACATTAACATCTCTTGTGTTTAAACCGTGATCTACGTTAATTGATGTAGCACCTCCAATTGCAGCTCTATAACTTCTTGCAGCTAAACCAGCAGCTGTAACTGCTCTTGTAGTATCAGAACCAGCTAATGCTTCTGCTGTTGTTGCTAATTCTACAACACCTGGATTTGTAGCACTTGCAGTTTCAGCAGTTACTGTTACAGCGCCAACTCCAGAGTTATTTACATCTATACCGGCACCAGCAACTATTGAGGTTACTTTTGCAGCAGTCTTGCTTGTTCCTATTTCTGTTGCATTCCATACACCAGTTCCAATCGTCCCAACCGAAGTTAAAGAAGAAGTTACAACTGTAGATTTAAGAGTGTTACCAGATAATGTTCCAGCAGCAGCAGTTACAGTGATTGCCGATGTACCATCGAAACCAACACCGTTAATAGCTCTTTCTGTCGCTAAAGCAGTAGCTGTTGCAGCTAAACCAGTACATGATCCAGAAGATCCTGACACTGTTGTTTGATCACCAGTGTTGTTTCCTGATATAGAAGCGTTTGATAAAGCAGCGCTTAATTGAGCAACAGTGAACGAACCTAATACTGTTCCTCTATTTGTAGATGTTATATGACCTGTTAAATTACCTATGCTTGTTACAGTACCAGCGGAACCAGACGTGTTACCAGTTACATTACCAGCTAAATTACCAGTAAACCCACCAACAGCTTTTATATTACCAGCTGTTATACCCGCTAAAGCATAACCAGTACCAGAAGTGTTAACCGTTGTACCAGGTTCAGCTTGTAAACTATCAAAGAAAGTAAACGGATCACCAGTTGCACTTCCATCTCTAAATACACCAGCATATTTGTGAGTTCCACTAACACCATACTGACCGTAGAAACCAAAGTCTAAAGCATCAGCTGTATTTGCTTGATCTTTAGCTAGCTTTAACATACTATCAGCTATTGCAACTGTAGTAGAATCAATAGTTGTTGTTGTTCCATCAATATTTAAGTTACCTGAAACAGATAGGTTACCAGTAACCGTTGTAGCTCCTTCTAACTGAATATCAGTAGCAGCGTCTAAAGTAATTGTAGTAGCTGTAACTTCTATGTCATTTAGGGTTGGAGAACCTATCATTGATGTCCCTTCAGGGTTGAATCTAAGCTCCTGGTTACCAAGAATCTGCACGTGTGTATTGAATGCTTTAGCACCACCAATTGTCTGTGTACCTGTTGTTTGAACGAAACCGCTTAGATTTGTATGACCAGTACCACCGTTACCCACAGCTAAAGTTCCTGTTACACCGGGTGAAACTGCAGCAGTTCCATTAAAGTTAACGGCAGATGTACTAGCAAGATTAGTTTGGATTGCCCTTGTAGTTGCTAACGCCGTAGCTGTTCCTGCTAGCCCAGATGTATTTTGATTTAAAGTTGGTATTGCTGCCCAAGTTAAACCACCTGTATTACCAGATTGTGCTGTTAAATAATACCCATTAGTTGGAGTGTTAGACACTTTAAGATTAGCTTCGTCTACAACATTACTAGCTATAGTTAAAGCACCACTTCCCGTTACTTCACCAGAGTGAGTAGCATTCGTACTTTTTGCAGTGTTCAAGACTACTGCATCGAATATACCAGTAGACATAACACCAGAGACAGATGTTGTTGCTACAGGTATAGTAGCGTTTGTTCCGTCTGAAGATGCTATCACTCTAGAAGTAGTACTACTAGCAACAGATAGATTAGTTGCTACGTTTGTAACCTTTGCAGTGTTAGCATCTATCTCAGCTAATAATGTATTGGCTAATTTTGCTTCAGTAATTTGGTCATCACCTATGTATGCGGTTTTTATTGTTGTTCCTTGCCAGACTCCACTACTAATAGTTCCTACTTCTGTAATATCTAAAGCATTTATATCGGCTTTAGATTGATCGGAATTTGTAACTTTAGCGGTATTAGCATCTATCTCATCAAATAACGCAGGAGATAAAAGACCTGAAACACTTGTTGTTGCTAAAGGTATAACAGCATTGTTACCGTCAGAAGATGTTATTGTCCTAGCAGCAGCAGAACCCGTAATACCTAGATTAGTAGTTACATTAGTATTCTTAGCAGTATTAGCTGCTATTGCAGAATTAATAGCATTAGCTAATTTGTCTGCTGTTACAGCATCATCTGCTAGTTGAGTTGTATCAACCCCACCAGCTGTAATTGCTATATCATTAGCGTTAGCAGTTATACCAGTTCCACCAATAACGTTTAGAGTTGCATCTCCACTTGATGCACCACCAGTCATACCAGCACCTGCTACTACAGATTCTATATCACCTGCTCCTGTTGCTCCTAATCTAACCCAAGCTCCGTTCCATACGTTTAAATCATCTGTATCTGTATCGTAGTATATTTGCCCTAACACCGGGTTGCTAGGTGCAGTACTTAAGTTTTGTATTCTAGCGTTGTTTAAAGCGTTTTTGTTAAGATCTATATCCGCTAAATATTTTAATGTTGCCATATTTTTTTATTTTTTATTTTTGTTATTAATTAAAGTAAGCCTTACCTGCAAAACCACTTTGAAATGTTAAGGTTATTTGATTTAAACTGTTATATGTTATTTGTCCTATAACTACAGTTCCAGCTGTATCCACAACAGCTGCCGAGCAATACTTATTAAGATTATGTGTTACTGTCCATGTAGATGAAGCTTGACCTTGATCATGTACAAAGTTTGCATCACCTGTGTAGACATTATTTACTGTTTGAGATGGTTTTAAAAATTTAGCCATTATATTATTTTATACTTTGTTTTACCATCTTTTTTATATGCTTTTAAGCATCTATTTCTATTTTGTACAGAGTCTACAAAACTTACATGTACCCAATTAGGATTGTTATCATCACCAAACTCCCAGATCATTTGATCAAAGTTTAAGTTTTCTTTTATCCACGCGTACATTTCTGCGTTAGTTTTTTTACAATTAGTATCGTCTATATCTATAGCCTGACCTTTACAATGTTGAGATGTAGTTGATCCGCCTATTGCTTTATTTAATTCTGGAGATCTAAAAAAACTATTAATTCTAATAGGACCTCCAACCCATTCTCTTAAAGGTTCAAATATATCTCTTGCAATCTCATGCATAGATTTTCTTTGATCTTCGTTTGGAATGTTATCTATTCCTTTACGAGTAGCTGTGACACTATATACAGCTTCTCTGTTAGATATATGTTCGCTTATTTTCATTTATCCTTTTTTCCAGTATGCATATTCTACATTACAAGTAGCTGTATCTGCTCTTAACTCTAATCCTATTCCAGTGTGTACAGGAATAAAAACAGTTTCTCCTGCAGATAATTTACCCCATACTACACTTGCTGTAGTTTGAAGTATAACAAAGTTAGTCGGATCTAAGTTTTTTACATAAACGTAAAAATCTCCAGATAAATCTGAATCTAATACTTCTTGGTTATCAGCAGTTGTAATAGCTACTCTTGTAAGACCTTGATGAGGTATAGTAGTTATTAATGTATCTGATACAGATAGATTTAAATTATTGCTTGAAGAATTTGAACTTGTTAATGTTAATTTTTGTATTAATGTTGCCATTTTATTTAAGTTTATTTGTTATTATTTTTAAGATTCTGTACCTACTACCATAAATTCAACAACTGTACCAGAAGTGCTTGTATATGCTAATAAATTATTTTGAGGGTTTAAAGGTACATAAGCAAAATGGCTACCTCTTATTTCCATTATTTCTTCTGCTCCGTGATTATCGTAATATGCAAATATTCTATTGTTAGAAGCATGATAATCAGATGTATTTTTAATATAAACAAAAGCTGGTGATTCATATTCATTTTTATTAACTAAAGTTATATGATCTGAAGTACTGTTTGTAGACGCATGTAAATGACCGTAAGTAGAGTTAGCATTGTCTATTAAAAATGTAGCAGCTTCTCCTGCAACAGAATTAGTAAGAGTTGTAGATTGAACACCATCAGCTTCTGCAGCCACAGCTGAGCAAGTTATAGACCCATTATGACCATTAGCATGTGCAATAACAACTCTTAATTGTTCTAAAATATCTCTTTGCTGCTCTCCGTCTGCAATTTGAACGCATATACCTCCTATCAAATTTGAAGCAGGTGTAGATGTAGAACCAATATCAGTATTTGCAACTATTATAGTTCCGTCTGCTGCTCCGCTTGCTCCTGCGTCTGTAAATACATATCGTTTTTTTAAACCATGGTTGTCTGTAATATCTATGTATTGACCTTCCATAACTGTAACATCAGGCACATCTGCATCTCCATCTGTAATAAAAATTTGATTTGCTCTAGAAGTTGATGTTAATGTTTTTCTTTGTAAACCTGTAGTATTTGTAACTGTAGGAGTAGCTTGAACTGAAAAACTTAAAGTATCACTAGTTAAAGCTGTGCTACTTAATGTTAATTTTGAAGTTAATGTTGCCATGTTATTTTATTTTTTTATTAATTTTTTTTCTACACTTCCATTATCGTATATATAAAATAGAAGTTTATTTTTTATTTTTTTTGAAGGTCTTCCTAATAAATCTGTTACATATAGTAATTTCTTTTCAGTTTTTGTTCTAGACAATAAAGGACCTACCCAGTTATTTGCACAATGATTATAAGTCAATTGACATATATCATCCCACTCGTTGTTACAACAATATTCATCTACATCTATTACCCAAGCATAGCAAAGGTCATTCAACCAGTAAGGTGTACCGTCACCAGATATACAATTAGCGCTATATAAACAAGAAGAGCTGTCAGAACTATTGACCAATCCTGAATAATTAAAGGCTGACGGATCCATACACCCTTCAACGATAGAAATACACGAACCATTATCAGTATTAGCAAGCGAATCATAGTTAAGAGCATCCATATCCATGCAACCGTAAATATAAGAAATACAACTAAAATCTTCTGTATTGGCAAAGGAATTATAATTAATAGAATTCGGATTGGTACAGCCAAAAATATAAGGCAAACAAGTAGTGTTATCAACATTAGCTAAAGAGTTATAATTAAACATTGTACTATCTGTACAGCCGTATAGTATTTCTATACAACTACCATCATTAGTATTACAAGTATCACAATAATTAAATTGTGTTGGGTTTATGCATCCATATATAATATCTACACATGAGCCATTATCTACATTTGCGTTAGGATCCCAGTTAAAAGCTAAAGTATCAATACATCCATAAACTACCCCTATACAACTTCCATTATCTGTATTTGCTAATGAGTCGTAATTAAGTGCTAATTGGCTCATACATCCATAGACTATAGCAATACAAGTATCTGGAGTGTTAGCATTAATATTATAGTTAAAAGCTAATGCTTGCATACACCCTTCAACAACAGCTATACATGAGTTAGGTAATTCTGTATTTGCTGAGTCTACATAGTTAAATGCAGTTGAGTCCATACATCCTATTACTACTAAAGTACTACAAGACCCATCATCATAATCATAGTTTGAACTATATTCTAGGTATACTGGATTAGTACACCCCGGTGTATAGTAGCAACTAACATCATCTACGTTAGCTAAACTGTCATAATTAATTGCTGTAGGATATGTACATCCAAATATTTTTTCTATACACGAATTACCACAATAAGGTACTGCATTATAACAAAATAAAGGCTGTATAAATGGTGCCGCTACCTCTATTATAACATCTCCTAATGGATTTGTTAATTTAAAACCACAGTGAGCAGTTGTTAATTGAGCTTGTTGTGTTATAAAAAACTTAAAACTAACCTGCTCTGGAGCATTTAAGTTTATAGTAAAGTCTTGGCTAAAGCCAGATGTAAGTATAAATATGTTTGTGTCTGCACCTTGTATAACTCTTAAGTAAGAACCAACCCAACCATCACCCATTAAATCATATAGAGTTAAAGTATAATCACAATTAGGTATAAGATCCATTCTATTAGCTAAATAATCATAATTATACATCGTAGAATCAGTACAACCTATAACAACTAAATTTAAACAAGAACCAGTGTCTATATCTGCTATTGGGTTAAATTCAATATATGAAGTATCCATACACCCATAAATAGGCGGGCAAGAGTCAGATACAAATGTATGTATTGTATCATTACCAAAGTTAGCTACATCACCAAAAACCACGGTGTCATTGCATTGTATTAAATAGTATGATCCATCTTGTCCTCCCCATAAACTACCTGCCAATCCATCCCCATAAGAATCCATCATAGTAAACTCCATTGGACCAACAGGTAAACACATTGGTACACTGAATGATTGGTAGTTAACCATATAACTATAAGGACCACCTGATTCTATTATTGCTCCTGTTGAGTCTTTTATCTCCCAAGAAGTTTCTAAAGGAAATTGATCTAAGTTAATATGTAAGAGAGAAGGTATACATAACGGTGGAGGTGGGGGTGGGCAAGGATATATTGTTACAGTAGTATCTCTTTGAAAGAATGATCCTATTACAGGACTCCAGTCTATTATATCCCCCTGACAAGTATTACCCATCTTAAAAGAAGCTGGTTGAGATGAAGTCCATCCATCACCATAACTATCCCTTAAGCTTATAGTGTAGTTGCCACTGTTAATATCTAAAACAGTATCTAAGTATTCATATTGATTTGTAGGTTGAAAAAATATAGATGTATCACCATATCCATCAGACACCATAAAGAAGTTAGACTCTTGTGGTGCGTAGAAATCAAATTGTACTTGAAATCTAACCCATGAGTTTTGAGCTGTTAAAAATACTGGAAATAATAAAAGTATTAATATATTACGCACATTTACATTTTTTATCATTACATAATCCTAAACATAGTTTACCAAAAGTAAGTTTACATATTAATTTACATATTTTCTTTTTCATATTATTTTTTTTAAAAATCACTCATTATTAATTCATCAATTACTGCTTGCATCTCTTTTCTTGTTGCTTTCATGCTAAACGATATATTAGCTTGAAATCTTTTCATTTCTTCTCCATCTTTAAATATAACAACTGTAGGTACAATTATTATATTGTGTTTCTTTTGTATCTTAGGTGCTTTAGCTATATCAACATAAACTATATCACAATCAGTTAACTTACCTATATAACTCACTTTGTTTGGATCATTCCAATCAGCATTAAAGTGTGTAACTACTATCTGACCGTAAGAAGCATTACTAAATAACATTAAAAATATTATTAATAAATACATAGTAAATAACTTCCAAGAGATGTCAGTGTTTTTCATTATCTCAATTTGTCAATTTTGTCTTCTAATCTTATCATTCTATCTTCCATTTTTTCTACCATCTTTTCTGTATTTTCAATAGAGAGTCTTACATTTTGATCTTTCATGTCAAACTCCATTTTAGATATTTCTGCTTTAGGTAACTCTTTAGCTTCTGCTATATCTGCTTGTAACATAAACCACATACTTACTAATGTAAAAATTAATGCTGCTATACCTCCTAGTGTTTTTACACTTAAATTAAAAGTTGTGTCTTCGTTTAACTCTTTTGCCATTTTCTTGTTTTAAAAAATTATATAATTTATGCCTACTTTAAAGTCGTACCATTCTCTGTTCCAGTACTTATTGTATTTTCCTTCTACAAAGGTCCCTAAATGTTTATTGTACTTGTACCCAAATATTAATCCTCCTGAATAATCTAACCATTGTTTACCTTCGTACTTATGATAAGAGTAATCGTTACCATCATCATAATGATAAGGCATTAAGTTGCCCCAAGAGTGTACCCAAAAATCTTTTTTATAGTGATAGAAGTCAAATCCTAAAACTAAAGAATGTTGAAGAATCATATCTAAATTAGATCTTTCTTTTTCTGTGTATTCTCTTAAAATTGTAGGAACAACTACTGCTTTCCAAACTTCAGAGTTAGTAGCTACAATATTTCCATTAGGATCACTATATTCATTTGCATATACATCTACATTATATCCTTCCATTATAGCTAAATACGTATAGTGTATATCACCGCTAGGTAAAAGCCATTGTTGTAAAGGATCATAACCATAAGGCTCTGATAATCTTTGAGCTAATCCTATATTAAAAGAAATCTTTTTATTTATTTTATATCTATATCTTTCTGAAGTTTCAAAAAATCTTATATCTGCAAATCCATCTTCTAAATATTCTCCTTTTATTACGTATGAATTATCTACGTATCTTATAAAATGATGTTGATCTAAATACTCTTCTCCTTCCTGTCTAGTATAATCTATTTCAAATAAATACTCTAAACCTTTTAATTTACCTACAGTAGCAGCATCACTATAATTAGATTCAGTTCCGTCGTAAAATGTTTGAGCTTTATTCTCATATCCAAACCTAGCTATCTTTCTAATACCTAAAGCTATATTATAGTCATAAGGAGTTTGTATAGTATTTGTAGTCAATCCATCAGATATAGAATAAACATCTACATCAGAAACAGAAGTACCTCCATTAACAGCTCCATAGAATGTAGCAAATTTAAAATACTTTTTTATCTGAGCATCAGCTGCAGTAGAAAAGCAAATTAATATAGTTAGTATTATATATTTCATTTTAGTACTCATTATCTATGTTAGTTGATGTTGGTGAGTCAGTAGCTAATGCAATTCCATTACCATTATCTGCAGCATGGTGATTATTCCCACTAGAATCACTTGTTCCTAATACTGCTGGTATTGTTACTGATCCTCTACAACAAACACTACTTCCTTCCCCCGCACCTGGCAGCTCTGCACAATTTTCATCGTACTCTACAGATGATGAATCTATTATTACAGATTCACATTTACTTGCACTTGACACAATCTGATATACAGTACCTGAAGACGATGCTGTAGTTGTAATCGAGTCTTCACATTTTAACCAAAGTTTTAAATATGCTGCCCCATCATACACTCCAGAGTCCTCTGTAGGATCTACAGAAAATTCACCATCATTATACATTGCACTTACTTCTGCTTGACTTAATTCATAATCTTTCCAAACACAAATATCTTTCATATGTCCATCAAAATCATAGTTAGAATTATCTAATCTATGTCCAATAGCAACTTTAGAACTAGTATTAGGCATTCCTTGATAAGATCCGCCTTGACCAAAAAGTGTACTAGAAAGTAGCCCATCTTTATATATTTTCATACCATTGTTACTCTCAGAACCATCATAAGTAGCTACTATGTGATACCATGTTTGATATGGATTATTAATAGTTTCTGCTGCACATGTAGTTCTGTGATAATGACTATCTGAATTATCTACTATATCAAACATTAATTGGCCGTAGTGTAAAAATAACTTCCACTCTTTAGTACTAGTTGTAGTACCTTTACCTATTAAAAGACCATTAGCACTACTACTTGTTCCACTTACATCTTGTTTTACCCACATTGATAAAGAAAAAGGTTTATCATTGTTAGAGCCATCAGTCATACTAAAATCATTATGATCATCAATATTCATACCATCATCAGAACCCTGAAAATCTATTGACTTTCCGTTTGATGCGTAGTACTTCATTTTTCTAGCGCTGTCAGATAATATGTTAGTAGATACACCAATCATTAGTATCCAAAATATGCTATCACTGCGTGTCCTGCTCCTACAGTTGTGTGTACAGTTAAGGAAGTCCATCGTCCATAAATCATTGTTCCAGAAGCAAATTTATTAGATGTATCCATAACTACACCTCCAGAACCTGAACCTGTTGTAGTAGTTCCAAAACTAGCTCCCCCAGTTGTGTGGTTTGTTGCGTTCTCCGCTATTAATGCAGCAAGTCTTGTATTACCGTGAAATTGTACAGCTATAATGACCATACCTGCTGGAGGAGTTATAGCTGAAGCATTAGTGTCTGTAGATGCTGAACCGTATTGTCCTAACTGCTGGTTACGAGTTGATTGTAGTTCACTTGAAATATTATCTATTAACTGATCTTGCTCTGTTCTTATTGTGCCTTTACCTATTGTCATTATTCTATTATTTTTATTAAACTATTAATTTGTATTGCTGATATTTCTTCAGGAAGTATATCTTCTGATAATGTATTTAACTCTACAGACATTTCTTCTGTCATCATATGAGTTACTATATCTAGCTGCTCTCTTCTTTTAGCTACTAAATCTTCATTTTCTTTTTCTAAATTATCAATTTGTTCTTTAGAGTCTTCAGATTCTGAATTTGCTATTACATTAACTTCTTCAGCTAATTTCATAAACTCTTCTGAAGGTTTTCCTACATCCTCCAATTCTTTTAATTCTTTTTTTAAAATTATAAGATTCTTGCTAACTGCAAGTCCAAATTTCTTACCTTTTAATTCTTGAACTGCAAATAATGCATTAATTAAATTTACTAGTTCTCCTTTTTTTGCTGTAATTGTTGTCATCGTCTATTATGATTTGGTTAATTTTAACTATTATTTATCACTAAAAAGTGAATTTTACTTGCTGTTGTTGAGGTTGCCCCTGTAGAGGCTGCATTAAATATTGAAACTTTAAAACTACCTCCCACTACTGTATGTATTGCACAAGATAACTGTGCATTATTTACTGTATTTTCATCTTGCATTGTTATAAGAATTACTGAGTCTGCTTGAACTGTACTATTAGTTACTGTAAACTCTGCGTTAGTTGCAGCTGCTAAAGCTACTGCTGCTAATTGAATTACCCCTGAAGTTGTATTCATAGTAACTCCAGTTGTATGATCTGTTGCTTGAGTAACTGTACCTGACCCAGAATGAATAATACCTTTTGATGCTTGAGTAATTACTAAGTTACCTGTATCAACACTCACGTTTTGCCCTTCTGATGAAACTGTTAGTCCAGCAGTAGCTGTTCCTCCTGTATAGGTTTTTAAACATACATAACCATCTGATGATCCACTAGTATCTCTACCTGCAGTTATATTTACAGTACCACCTGCTGCGTCTCCTGATGCAGTTCCTGCAGTTAAATTTAAATTACCAGCAGCTCCAGAAGCACTTCCTCCACTCTCAATAGTTACTGCCATACCTACATTACTACCTGTTGTAGCAGTAGGTTTAATTGTTGGTGCAGAGTTATTAGTAAATCTAATTCCTCCTTTTATATTTAATGTGTCTACAAAAGCTGCAGTAGGTGTATCTTCTCCTACAAAAACTTTACCATCAGAATTAATATTAATACCTTCAGCAGTTCCATTACCACTTAACCATCCTGTCCCAAGATCAATTCCATAATTAGCCATATCTAAAACAGCTGACATTGTTGCTAAACTAGCTGCAATTGAAATAGATCCTGCAGTATTAGATATAGTTACGTTATCACCACCTGTAAGTGTAGCTAACGAAGGTATTCCAGTTGTAGCATTACCTATAAATAATTGACCATTAGTTAATGCAGGGGTAGCTTTAATTGTATCTGTTTCACTTGCATAAAGAATAGCTCCTTTTGCAATAGTAGATAGCCCAGTACCTCCATTTATCACAGAATTTTCTCCAGTAACAGTTGCTGTAAAGTCTACTCCTGAGTTAAATAGTGAGTTTGTATTATTACACAAGCTAAGATCTATACCAGATTCTAAAGGAGTTATTACTATATTATTAGAAGCAGTCGATACAGTTAGTAATCCTGCGTCTCCTGATTTAATACCTTTAAAATTTAGTTGATTTTTATTTGTAATATCAATATAAAAATTTTCACTGCCTGTACCTGTAGTACTAAGTGAAGGAAATATTGAAGATGCTAAAAGTTTACTGCTTCTTTTAGTTAGAGAGTTAGATGTTTCTATATAATCATTATTATCTATACTTGTTTTAAGTACTGTTCCTAAATCATATATGTTTCTATTTAATGCCATTGTTTTATTTTTTTATTATTATTATGATAGTCCTTGATTTTTCCCTCTATAATCTATTATACTTATATTACAATCTTGGCAAAATGTATTTACAAAGTTAATAAATTTATCGTAATAATTAGTTGTTGTTGTAATACTTATTGTTCTGTAATCTAGACACTGAGTGTAATGATTAATTTTACTTATTTTACATCCAAAGTGAGCGCCTCCAGGATACCATTTTGTTAAAGTCCATATAGTTCCATTTAAAGAAGAAGCTAGTGGATGTCCAGTTGGTAAATCCCATTTAATTATATCCCCTACAAAACTAAAATTATTTGATGGGCTTAGTGTAGTGTCTTTACCAAACCATCCATTTGGATAATTGTCGTATCCTGTAGCTGTAGTTCCTTCCCCTATATTAACTATACTTGCAGCGGTATGATTTATATCATGATTTAAACCTGTACTAGGACCTCCCGTTTTCCAAAGAGCATCACAATCTACAACGGATGTTGGATTAGGAGTTTGTATATCAGCACAGTTAAATAAGCAATCTATACCAGTTTCATCTTGACTTATTAAATAATCTATTAAAATTAATTTCCATTTATTCATTAAAGTACATTCATCAGCCATTCCTACAGTATAATCTCTTAACCATTTTGACCCTTTTAGGCTTAAACATGCTTTTATTTTTACTTTGTCTTCTTCAATTGTTTTTGGCAAGCACGGACTAGGAGTTAACGGAGGATAATCACATTGACCTCCAGTGTTAGCATTAGGATTGTAGTTTGATGCTGTTGGATCTAAACATCCTGCTACTTGACAGCAACAATCACAAACTGCTGCTGGATCATAATTATCTGCAGTAGGATCAGTACACCCAACGCTAGGAGAAGTACTACTTATTGTAAATGATTCCGTCCAAACACACCCTAAATTATCTGTTATTTCTACAAAATAATTGCCAAGTGCTAATAAAGAATAGGTGTTAGTTGAAACTGAACCTGGATATGTTATAGGATCTGAATAAATAACTGTTGTCATAGTATTATCTAATATAGCAAAATTCCAACTTGTAGCAGAGCTATTTACATTTAAAGATGCTGTTACAGATCCGTCATTATTAAAAGTTGTACATGTACTTGTACTATCTGTGCTTACTACAGTAACTATATTTGCAGGTAAACAAGGAAATATACAACAAGAATTGTCTGCTCCTACTATTTGTGAAGGAGCGTATGTAATATTATTACAACAATTCATATATTGATTTGAAGCTGTAGGATCTGTACATGCAGTATAAGTACAACTTCCATCATCTACTGATGCTGATACATCATAGTTAGTTGCACAAGAATCTGTACAACCTGGTGTCGGTGGAGGAATGCAATATGAGTTGCAGCATCCTGTACCAGTTAAACAGTTGTATGTACCTGGAGTATAACCTACAGTAGTACCTGCCCAAGGATCTACACAAATTCCAGTAATAGGTTCACAATCCCAACTTGGAAAAATACATAACCCAGGACAAACTGCAGAAACGTTATAATTATATGAAAGTGGATCCATACATCCTACTAAAAGGGGTGTAATTTGTATAGTTTGATCTAATACACAATACCCACTACCAAAACAAGTTGCTTCCACTTTATAATAACCTGCACCATTAGATGCTACAAAATTAGTTCCTGCTGAATTATTACCACTATACGCAAGAAGTGAAGACACACCTGAAACAGACCCTAAAGCATAAGTTCCTATACTTGTATAAGTAATACCATCGGAAGAATATAACCAGTCAACATTAACAAGCATACCTGTAGGTGTTGAGCTACAATCTATTGAAGATTCTATATAAGTACCAGAACAAGGAACAGCAGGGTCTAAAAATGTTTCAATTATTGGATCTAAAACACAGCATTGAGAAACAACAGCACAAAGGTTTGAATTAACAGATCTTAATATAGGAACCGAAGGTATAGAGTGATAGCTAGTGTTTGTTGGATCATCACAAACTTCAGCTTGAACATAAGTTGAAAACTCTGTCCAACAATCTTCCATTGTAGAAGTAGAATTAGTATCTACATATGAAAATCTTAAAGTATAAAAACCATAATCTAATGCAGTATAACTATGTGCTGCTAAAGAAACAGTATCTAATGTTCCTGCATTTGTTGTAGATATTAGTGATGCTCCCGTAGCAGTTGATGCTTCGTTTTGATTAACAGTTTTATATAATTTTATTTCAAACTTAGAATTAGCGTCAAAAGTTAAATATGGAATTATTGTTGCTATTGGAGTAGCACTTACATTTAAAATTCCATCACTGTTCCATGTAGGAGTAGCTGAATTATTTATAGTAGCAGCTGTAGAAGATTGTAGAAAACTATCAAAAAGAGCTGTTGAATTAGTTCCAGTAGAATCTTCTAAATGCCCAGTTGTTGTACTACATAGTAAGCAACTACCGTCATCATTTACTGCTGTTGAATCATAATTAACTGCATTGCTATCTGTACACCCAGTTGGAGGCGCAGAATTTTGTGCAATTGTAAAAGGAGTGGAAGTACTACATCCATCATCATCAGTACATTTTAAAGTATAATAAGGGTTAGAAACAGTTGTAGGAGCTAAAGATCCAAACTTACCTGAAACACCTGTAGCGAAAGTTAAAGATACATTAGTTCCTGCTACGGTAGCATTCACTGGTTGCCCTGTAGAACCTACTAAAGAAAAAGAAGTAACATTTGTACCAATAGTATTTAAGTTTGTTACACTTACAAAAGTATTAGAAGGAATACCCGTACCAGAAACTTGCATTCCTGGGAATATTCTATCACTTGCATTACATGATACTATATTAGCTGCACCCTGCGTTGTAAAAACGTCACATGTTGCATCAGTAAAATTATTTCCTCCTGTAGGCGGAGATACTCCAACTACAGTATTAGATGCATCTGTAAGTACAACTGTATAGAAACTTCCTATTCCTCCAACTGCTGATCCAAAAGGCTCTCCTGTAGCAGCTCCAAATGAATCAAGATTACTCCATTCTATTATACCATTATCTAAACCATAAGAGGCATTGACAGTAGATCCAGTAGTAGCAATATCACAAGTTGTACAACACTCCCCAGAGTGGACAAATGTTATATTATTATAGTTAGATCCCCCAGGTAAATCTGCTGAGGGTATTGTATTACCTTGACAATCTAAAGAAGTTGTTAAATAATAAGAAGGGTTACCAAAAGTGTCACAAACAACATATGTTTTATTTGGTGGTGCAGCTGTACAAGAAGTAATATTTTCTGAATAATATATAGTAGATGTAAAATACTGAGCAAATTGATTATTTAAATTAATTGCACTTACAACGTCATTGTATGATGTTGTACTACTCATAGCATTTTGCTGTGAAACATCTATCCATGTGGATTGTGATAGATTTTGATACTGAGTTTCAATATCAGATGGAGTCTGACCATTAATAGTATTTAAATAACTAGTATTATTACTTTGTGTAAGAACATCTATTCTTTTAAATACTTGTTTACCTGTTTGATTTTGATCTGGAGTTATTTTTCCATTGTCACCAAAAATATCTGTTAAAGGATCTCCCCAAGAATAATTTATTGGATTTAAAAGGTTAAGCGTATCGCCTGCATTATATTGCTCATAAAGACCATATTCACCTAAAGTACCTGATGGGTTAAATGCCTGGTCTTGTTCATATCTAGTTAAAATAGCATAATCATGAGTAGACTGATTTGGACTTTTTATATAATTTGCTCCTTTAGTATAAAATTCAGTGGTAGCTTTATTTTCACATTGTTTAACTATTTGTTCTTTTGATGATGTACTTGCTGCAAACATATTATACTCAAGATGTGCTGAGTAGTTAGCGCCAACAGGTACATCTATGTCAAAATATTCTACATGGCCTGATTGAAAATTAACTTGTACTGTGATTATAGTAATACCATTATTTTGTGGTATATTATACTGTCCACTAGCAGGATTAAAAGCATCGTTATTATATGTCATACCCATATGGGTAGATGTACTAAATGATGTCATACTACCTGCAGGGGATCCTCCACCAGATGTAGACCAATCTGAAGTGTTGTAATTAGTAGCATCATCTACTCCTGTAACTTCATCCCATCCAGTTCCGTTGCTAGGTTTTCTGGTTACAGATATTATTAATCCAATTTCAGAATTAGCAGAATCTCCAATATCATATAAAGCTTGCTGATTATAAGCTTGTATTGAAATCCATCTTTTACCTGTAGTTGAAGACATTTGGGCAGAGTAGCCTAAAGTTTGTTGAACTAAAGCACTAGAATTTAAAGTAGAATTTGATTTAGCAATTAAAGGATTTTGCGGAGCAACAACTTTAACTTTTACTTGATCTCCTACAATTTCTTCTACTGTATCCTCGTTTCTAACTTCCTGTAAATATTCTTCGAATTTTTTTCTTTCTATATATTCTTGATCGTAATCAGCCATTTTATATATTTTTTAGCAATCGCATCCACAACTGTTATCACAAATTTCTCTTGCCTTTTTATATTTTTTTAATATTTCTTGATAATAACTATGACTTTGCTCTTCTCCTGCTATTTCAATACTAGACATAGCACTTTGTAATAGTAAAAATATTTTTTGTGCTTTAGCTAATGCTACTGAACATCTAGGACAGTCGCACGAACAGTCTAGTAATTCGTTTGTAAGTTTTGTTAAACAGCAATCTATATCACAATGTAGTAAAACAGGTTTGCAGGCATATTGAATACTATATTCCTCTAAACAAACCTTATAAAGTCCTTGAGAAGAAGTTAAAGTAGAAGTTGGTACATTAATTCTACCTCTTCCTGTACCTGCGTCAAAATTCATAACAACAGTATGAGTTACACCAGATTCTATATTAGTAAAAATTACATCTCCTGTTACTGAAGTTGGATCATATCTTTTTCCACTTATAGTTATAATTTTACAAGAGTTTGTTGCACTTACGTTGAATGCCATAATATTTTTTTTGGTTTAAAAAAAAAGACCGATAGGGGGACAATGCCCCCTATAAGTCTTATGTTAAAGTGAATATTAATCTATTAAGTAATACTCAATAATAATATCCATTGCACCTGCAGTAAAAGCTTCTCCACCTACAATTACACCAATGTTTGCAGCTGATGATGTTACACCACCTGTTGCGTCAGTAACAACATTACCTGCAGCCATAGCCGCTTGATTATGAGCTGCTGAAACGCTTATTCCACCTACTGTAATAACCGCTGTTTCACCGTTAGAACTAGAATTTGAAGCTACACTTGGTACTGTGATACAAGCTGTTACAGTTGCTCCTACTGGAATACTCATAGTATCTCCAATAGCTTTTGCTCCTGTTCCACTAGCTGCATCTCTTGATTGAAGGAAACTAGCTGTTGCCGTCATTTTTTTGACTGATTTATTATTTGCCATTTTGTTTTATTTTTTAAAGTTTAATAATTACAGTATAACGGTAGGAAAAGCTCCTGCGAAATATGCGTTTAATTTGTTTTCTACTACTAAGCTATCTGCATCTCCTGCTACTACTGCTAAATCAACTTCAATTAAATTATCTACTCCATTAATTTGAGAGTAAGAAGATCCATCTTTAGTTGCTGCAATTGCATACATATCGTATGTAGTACCAGTTACTGCTTGTGCAGCTGGAGTAATAGGTTGTGCTATTCTATTGTAGTATCCGTACTGGTTACCCATAAGAACTTCCTCTAAATATTTAACTGCAAATCCATCACCGTATCCTGGAGCTGCTGTTGTAGTTGGAGCTGTCATTGCGTTTAAAGCAAAAGTTTGAGTTACTACAGTCATTTCCTCGATAATTACATCAAAAATTACTGGACCTTCTTCCCATACATTTCCACTTTGTGCTACATCACCTCTTAATGCTCCAGAGAATACAACTGTTGTACCTGCTGTTACATCAACCGCTGGATTTAACCAGTCTGGTTTTCTTGCTGCAAGATATGCTGCTTCAATTACTAAATCTACAGCAGTATTTGCAACACCTGCTGCTACTTTTGTAGTAAAGCTAAAAATATCTACAGATGGTCCACCTTTTCTTACAAATTTAAGAGAAATAAAACTTCCTCCTGCTGGTACTGCACCTGAAGTACCTGTAGCAGTTAAAGTGTGAGAGTGTGCTGCCGGAGCTGCATACGATCTACCTGTATAGTTAATTACATCTCTACCATAAAACCATGGAGATGCATTATTTTTTCCACCAGAACCTCCTGATAAAATTCTAATTTCTGGAGCAGTTGCCATTGTGTCTCCAAGAACCAATTCTGTTGGTCCACTTGCACTTCTTTTTTGGATAGATATTGCACCGTCATTAACTAAACCAGTGCTTCCTGTTAAGCCAAATGCTGTACCGTCTCCAATTATTAAATGTTTTGCCATTTTTTCTAATTTTTAAAATTATTACTTATTCATTCTTACCCACTTCTATTTGATGAGTTTTGAATCGAGGATCACTAATGCCCTCTAAAATGCTGCTTACAGCCATATCCACAATCTCTTGATGAGTGTGTTCTGGAAGTTCACAACTTACCCCCAAAGATAATGAAATTTCTTTCGGTTTTCTTATGTAGGTAATTTTTACCTTATCTATTATAAATATATCATTCGTATAAACATCTATATACTCTCCTCGTATAGTTGTGAGAGGAGATGTTCTTTTTGTTGTATTAAAAGGATCGTCTAGTAATTTAAATATATCATCTTGTTGACTAAACTTATTAAAAGCATATTGTCTTTGAGATCCACTAGGAGGAAGTCTTTTAGCTCCTAACCCATTGAGAACATATTGACCATAAACTACTTTATTTGAATCATCGTCTGGACCTGTAGCCGTAGGCACTTGTGAAACTATACTACTTATTAAATTGCTACCACTTGTAACATTTGTAAGTGAAGAGTCATAATTAAACCAAGGATACGTAGTGCTGTCAATAATAAATATTAAAGAGTTAGGAAAAGATAATTGACCATACTGTTCAAAGTATACTTCTACTCCTGATGCAAAGTTTGTAGGATTTATTAAAAAATCTTTATACGCTTGAACATCTGTTGGGTATACAAAAACACCTGCATTTGCATGTAATACTTGATTACCCAAAGCAGGGTTTTCTGGATCTGCAAACATACTAAGATCGCTAATCATTGCTGATCCATTATGTAAATGTTCTATAGGCATAACAAAATAAGAAGAAGGAGTATTATCATCTAAAGAATATACAATAGTCTTACAATTATCTATAAACAACTCAGATCTTTGATTAACTAAATAAAAATAATCAGAAGGGAGTCTAAATTGATCTACCCAGATATTATTATTATACTGCTCTTTAAAAACAACAGGAGCAGAATATTCTTTTACTAAAGACCTAAGATCGTCAATTCTTTTTTGAGATTGCTCAAATCCTTCTCTATATTTATTATTCTTACCATACTTAGTATTAATAAACCTCATTTGAGATTTATTTAATTCAATATCTATTTCTTCTGGTAAAAGCATATCAGCTTGGAGTGAATTAATTTTATCCACTCCTTGCTGGATTGCTATATGCATAAAGCCTACATTCATATTATACTAGTGTTAATTCTTTAAGTTTAGCTCTTAATATTGTTAGTTTGCCAGAATTCTTTTTATCTTTTAAGTGAATGATTGTGTCATCCTCTGTATCACCAAGAACTTCATCTATAAAAATTATTTGATTTCCAATTTTTCTTAAAACGCCTAAAGATACCATTTCTGCAATCTCAGCTTTTAATTCTAAATTTTTATCTGTTGCAATTCTAATAAACTTCTTAGCATCTGAATTCTTAATTTCATATAAAGCATTTTCTACTTGATCGTCAGTCATCCTATCAGGATTTGTATTTGACATCAATCTTAAAATTCTCTTCATATTTGTTGTGTTAGATGTTACTTTAATAAATTCTTTATCTGCATCTTTTCTAACTTGAATTTCATTATTTCTAACTTTGTCCTGTCTAGATAGATCCTGAATGTAAAATTTCTTAGTTACATCATTATTCATTTCTTCTTTTGTTAAAGCTACGTGAGGGTGTTTAAGAGCAAAATTATATTTGATATAATCCATAATACTAATTGGATTTTCATCTGCATCTTTCCCTATTTCTAATTCAACCCCTGTAAATCCTACAGGAATTGTCATGTCTGCCCAGAATGTTTTAGAATGCTTAGGCCAATCTCCGTGCTCTGGATTAACATCTAATATTCCGTTTAGATATTTTTTTTCATTTTCAGCATTAAAGCCTTTTAAAGGTTGTCTATTTACATAAACACTACTTAATTTATAGGTTGCTTCTGCTCTAACTGCTTTAGGAAGGTGACCTCCTAGTTCTTCTCTTCTGATAAATACTTTTTTACTCATAATATAGTTCTTTTAAAGTTTAAATTAGGTGGGTGTAAAGAATAACTCCCCGGGTATTCTATTAATTAATTAAAGAAGTAGGGAGATTTCTCTCCCCACAACCTTAATCAAAAACCAATATATAGACGCAAATTAATGCCAAATTATGCTACACATGTAATATCAAGCGAAGTATCAAATCTCTTAAGAGCAATACCTGCTGTTTTTAACATATGTACTGACGCACCATCAACATCAGACGCTCTAGAAGAACTTGAATCAAATCCTCTTGGAACTACTGATCCTGCTACACACCATCTCATTGCTTCACGACCTTTCTTATTGATCATTTGCAAATTGTTTTGTCCATCGTAATTAGACTGATCAACAAAGACCATTCTATAAGACTCAAGAGAGTATCCTGTAACAGGGTGCTTAGCACGAGCTTGAGCAACAGCACCATGATCAAATAATGGTAATTTTACCACATTGATCGTGTGTCCATCGATATGCTCGTACGACGTAAAGTAACCACTCATTCCTAATGATCTTCCAGATCCAGTGATGAAACGATTCTCTCCACCTACTTTCCAAGATCCAACACCTGAGAAATGGTTTTTAAGAGCCTCATCAAATTCTCTAGCACCACCAGTACCAGTATAAAGAGTTACTTGTTTTTGAGCAGCATCAGTCATTCCGTAGAATAAGTCACCGATGATGTTCTTTAAT